AAAGGTGAGTTAGATTTTGATATAGATAGATACTTTGATGATTTACAAACTGATAAAAATTTGATTTATGAAATTGGTAGATATTTAATTGTAGATTGTGGTTATTATTATGTTAAGGTATTGGATTTAAAAGAAGATAATATTATTACTTCTGGTGGAATTCATCAAATGCAACGATATTTTATAACAAAACAAAATGTCCCTTTTAAAATATTTAATCTTGATACTTCTTCAAGTTCTAAAGTATATAATCGTAAGATAAATATATCAGGATCAACGTGTGTTGAAAGTGATATTTTAGCATTTAATGTTCACGTAGATAAAGTATCTATTGGTGATATAATAGTATTTGAATTGGTTGGTGGATATTCACATACTGGAGCACTTGTAAATTTCAATTCATTACCTAAACCTATAGAGATTTTCCGTGAGTAAAATACTGGCATGTTTATCGGGTGGAGTTGAGAGTACTTATGGTGTATATGATTTGTTAAAAAATACAGACCATGATGTAACTTTATTTCATTTGTATTTTAGAAATCATCCACGATACGAAGGGGAAACTGAAGCGTGTGAATATATTGTAAATTGGTTGGAAAAAAATACAAGAGAATTTAGTTGGAAATCTGTAAATGTTAGTTATAGTGGAGAGGATGAAATCACACAACCACCACATTCGGCTGATATATGTTATACTATAGTAACTACTGCAAATATTTGTATAGATGAAAAAGATTATGATGAAGTTATGTTTTTTATAAACAAAGAAGAATGGGATTCGGCGATAGTTAATAGTGTACCCACATTTGATTATCCATTTATGGTAAATTTGTTTGATTTAATATTAAGTAGATTTCCTTACATGGAAACTAAATTAAGATTTTACAAAAATATTCGTGAATTAACAAAGAGAGATATTTATAATAGAATACCTACGGACTTGCGAAGGTATATTTATAGTAATGATAAAAATTATAATGGAGTTATTAAATGATATTTAATTATGATACATACAGCGGTAGTCTAAAAACTCAAACACTTACTATTGGGGATGAACTCTCTAATAAATTTTATGGATCTTATCCAGCGAATATGGGCGAGTTGTTGAGCGTAGATTGGCAACCATCATCTGGGAGTTTGTGGTTACTTGAAATTAATACGTGTATTTTGTTAGCTAATACAATTACAGTTTTTCAGACTGGATTTGATTGTGATGCAATATCTTCATTCGTATCTTCTTCTGGATATAATAAATTACATTATGTAAAATCTGCATTCGAGAATTTTGAATTGGGTGATTATAATCCATATTTTTTATCTGAGCTTAGTGCGAGTGTTGTTAGTCATGGTTTAACATATACTTCATCATTTGTAAGTCCCCGAACCTCAGGATCAAATGGTTTATTAAGAAGTCTTTTAACAGGTTCAGCGGATGGAGTATTACACGCAGGTGAATATGGATGGCCTGGAGATGATGATACTGCTTGGTTTATGGGGATAGGAGAAGATACATCAACATTTTATTTAGTAAATACACCATTGAGTAATGCAGATCGTGATACGGTAGATGCAGGTATATTTCATTTATCAAGAAATAAAGCTAATTTTGATACCTTTGCATCAGAATCAGGACATTATAACTGGTTACCATCTGCTTCGTCATGGGTAAGTAATCCAATATTCCAAGCAAATACAGATTTTCCAGATGTAGTTATAAAAGAAGCATCACAAGATGTTGGTAATGGATTAACTTTTATTAACGACAGTACAGATTCATCTTTTACAGCATCATCACATGATTATGTACAACAATTTATACAACCAGATGTAGATTCAAATGGATATCCAATATCAATGAAAGGAATTGTAATGGTGCATTCTGGATCCAGTCTGTGGTTAAGACCAAGTGATAGTTTACCATATTGGCATGATAATGTTAAATATACTACTTCGGGTTCTAATGAATATGATTTTACCTATACAGGCACGGTAGGTATATTTGGTAGTGATACTAAAGTTGCTATGTCAGATGGTAGTTGGAAGAATATTCAGTCAATTGTAGTAGATGATGAAGTATTTTGTGGATATAAATCAGATAGTATTGATGGTCATATGCGAAAAACTAAATTACGTGATGATCATTATTTAAGTGGTTCAAATGAATCTTGGAGAAGTTTTGAGGAATCTAATTTAGAAGGTTTGTCTATAGTATCTTCATCAGTATCAAATATAGGCAATTATAAATATAGAAAATGGTGTACTATTAATGGAACTTTAGAAGTGTCACCTGTAGAGAGTTTGTTAGTAAAAGATGGTTCAGATTCTAAATATAAATTTAAAGAATCTCGAAATATTACAACGAGTGATAAGTTGGTACATTCAGATAAATCAGATGTTGATATTACAAGTGTTACTCTTAATAGTGGTTCATTAAAAGACTTTTATAGTTTCAGTTTGACAGACCAAGATAATTATTTTGTATCACAGAGTATGGTTACAATACAACATTATTTAGTATAGGTGACTGTAATTAAAAATTTAATAGAGTTAGATAGATATTTAGATTTAGATGGATTAGAGCCAGTAAACAGAGAATTTAAAGAAACAATCGGAACTATTTCTAAGAAGTATTGGAATATTTTTTATGCGGAAACGTCCGGGACAGAAGATTTAGACTCAAGAAATATAGATTTTACCTTTGATGTTGAAATACCCGAGGATTCGGGTGATATGTATACATTATATTTGAGAGAATTTGCAGATGGACACAAGAAGGCAACTGATTTAGATTATTTATTGATAGATAAACATGAATCTTGGGTTGATTTGCCTATATATGAGAAATTTCCAAAAACAAAAAATTTGGTATCTAAATTACCATTTAAGAATGTCGCAAGAGTGATGTTTTGTTTTCAGGAAAAGACTGGAAAAAGTGGAATACACGTTGACCATGTAGATAGTAATTGGAGGCAAGAGTTTATATGGTTTCGCTTAGATATTTCCAAAAAATTCTATCTCTTGGAAAATAACAAACCTATTTATATACAAGGAAGTTCTGGGTGGTTTGATACTACAATACCACATGGAAGTGAGACTGAAGAATATGGTGTTAGTTTAAGAGTAGATGGAGAATTTACACCAGAATTTAGAAAAAAATTATTCGGTAAGGATTCAAAATGGGAAACAATAACGAGTTATGAAAAATAAAGGTCTATTCGACCACGTTACACACATCACACAAAAACAGACCAAAGGTTATTGGGATTCTCTAAATGAAACAGAGAAGAGGCAGTGGTCTAACTATATGATACATAGATTTCTATCTATGAAGATGGAATATGTAGATATAGTGAATGAGTTTCAGAAATATAATTTGAAACCAAAAGAGTTATATAAGTTATACACCAATGTACTTCCAAAGAAGAAAGAATGGTTAAAGTATGTTAAAGGAAAAAAGACAATGAAATATGAAAAATGGGTAGTAGAAATAGTTGCAAAACATTACGAGTCAAGTCTTTCGGAGGCTAAGGAATACTTGGATGTATTCTATTCAACAGAGCAAAATAAAGCTAATCTAAAAACGATACTTCAGAAATATGGAGTGGACCCAAAAGAAGTTAAGAAGTTAAATTTACCCTAATGCCAAGGGTAGACTATGAAACTCTTGGTAAATTCATTGAGATAGATGAAAAAGATTTAGAGTTTGAAAGGGTTACAAATTCAATAGATGTAGTAGATAAAGAATATGGTGTAGATGTCATATTCGATTATTACAGGCGTCATGGATTTCCACACTACAAAATTCGTGAAGAAGAAAAACACGAACATATGAGGAAACTCAAGAGATTTGATGTCGATACGATATTCATAGACAATCAGATAGTTCAAACTATGCACTGTTTAAGATTAGCTTGGTCATACTTTCCACATTTTTGGGAAGTGCATTGTGGACATTCAAAAACATCACCGATGGAAGCGTTTAAAGATGATAAGATATTTAAATCTGTTATTAGTAAGTGTTGGAACTTTCAAATAAAACATTATAAAGGTGAAGATCCAGAAGGGAAAAGAAATAAATTTCATGAGAATAGATTACGACAATCTTTGAAGTTATATTCAGGTGTCCAAGCAGTATCCAATTTCAGACCTACAGCAGCCAAACTCATCTACGAGAAGTTTGGTGGTGATGGAGTGATATGGGATATGAGTTGTGGTTGGGGTGGACGATTACTTGGATTCCTTTCATCATCTAATACCAGACATTATATAGGAACTGAACCATCCACGAGAACGTATAAAGGTCTATTAAAAATGCAGAAAGATTTTTCGTATTTTGATAAAAAAGTTGATATATATAAACAAGGGAGTGAAGAATATCTTCCAAATAAATCATCTCTTGATTTGTGTTTTACTTCACCACCTTATTTCGACACGGAAAAGTATTCCGATGAGTCCACACAAAGTTATAAA